TTTAGCAAAATTACGCGCGCGTATTTATTTTGAAAATAAAGAAACTTTAGGCGTTTTATTTTCTGCGTTTATATTATAGAATGGGGAACTTTAGGAAAAACAAACGAAAAGCCAACATGGCCAGAGGGTCTGTTGATAAAGCGCAAAACCAATTGATGAAAAAAATGAAAGAAGATATTGATGAATTAAAGGGTAGTATTGAGAGCAAATACTCGTATCAAATTGTTTCTAGTGTAGGTATTCAGTCTTATGATGGAACAAATGCAGTAACGAGAGCTCAAGGATTATATCCTATTGGGATTGGTGATACTCAAGGACTCACAGATTCTAACCACAGGATAGGTGATAAAGTAACTTTGAAACATATCGATTTTAACTACCGCATTAATTTAGACCCAGCAGTCTTAACTTCATCATTCACAGTGCAGCAAACGTCGTGTCGTGTTATGCTGTTCTGGGATAATCAACCAACTGCTATAGACGCCACGGGTGCTACGGTTATAAACCCAGTATATTGGAACGCCTTGTTACATACAGCTGTTCCTGGAGCAACTTCAAATGCACAAAAAATTCAGGATTTGATGAGCGAAAAAGATTGGGACCAACGCAAACGTTTCTCAATCATATATAACAAATTTCATACTTTCATTCCAACTGTTGCGACTGTCCCAATCGTAATTGGACAAGGTCCTCGATCGGGTAGCGCAGTCGTTCAATTTTCTAAAAACTATAAAGGACAAACAATTAGATATGTCGCTACTGGCACTCAAGCTCAGAATAGACAATTATATGTTGCTCTCCTTAGCGATAGTCCTAATGCTATAGCAGGTCCTCCGGTCCAGAAACCAGCATTAGCACTTGCTTCATTTGCTGTTCGCACTATTTACGAAGATGCATAATTATATTATATAAACTTAATTTTTATATAATACTTTTCCGCCCCTGATTTAGGGGACCTTCTTGAGTATGAGCCGGCGACTCACCCTGGCGTCGGCGGCAAAGACTCATTAAAGGTCCCCGATGGGGCTCCTCTTTCTTGAGGTGAGAGGTGCTCTCCCTTTTACAATTCAATTACATTCCAGCGGTCAATGCTCATCGCTTCTAAATTCGGTTTCCAATTTGCAAAACAAAATACATGTGGGCTTGGAATAAAAATCATTTTTGTTTCATATTTAGTAGAAGAAAACAGACCATTTTTAATGTCTTCTAAAACCTGGTAATTAACCTTACCATTTGCGTTTCTGGGTATATCGTATAGTATTATATCGGGTGGGAACTCAGCAGTCGCAATTTGATACTTAACATCAGCACTCTTGCCTGATATAAGCATTCCGTGATGGTTTTTAACTAAATATTTTACCAACTGGGATTTACCCAAACCTCCACGTTCATCCCATAACCAGTGTATAGTCCTATCATCTGGTTCTTTTTCACATTCTCTTACCACTAACTGTTCTTGCCAAGGATAAAGTTCTTCTCTTGTTAGCACTTTAGCCTTTCTAAATATATTTCTAGGAAAACCTTTTGTATAAGTCTTTCCTGAACGAGTGTCTAATTTGGAACAATATCTAATTGCCGCTTTGCGGTTTTTTGTCTTTTCCCAATGACCGTTTTCACAGGGTGTACCCTTAAAATAACCCTTTGGTCTAATTTTATCGGCGAATTCAAAATGTCCTTGAAGATGTGGGGTCCCTGATGCACCAACTTCTTCTTGGAAACAGTGTCTAAGAATGGAACTATCACTTAAAAAATATTCTATTGATTCTTTTTTGTAGTTGTTAAGGGTTAAAAACCAGTGCTTTGCTGGAGAAATCTGCTTAGTATTACCAGATTTCCTTTTGGAACTATTGGAACTATTCTTCTTTGTCATGATTATAATATTCCTAAATATTTTAATATTTAGCAAAATTACGCGCGCGTATTTATTTTGAAAATAAAGAAACTTTAGGCGTTTTATTTTCTGCGTTTATATTATAGAATGGGGAACTTTAGGAAAAACAAACGAAAAGCCAACATGGC